GCGGCTGGGTGGCACATCATCTCCGAGAAGGAGCTTTCCGAATGGCTGCGAAAATAGCGGACAAGATCAAGGCAAAGTTGCCGCCGCCGAAGCCAGCAGCAGACGCCGAGCAAGTGACGCAGTCGCAATCTGGCGACGTGCTTGAGGCGAGATCAACGTCCAAGCGAATCAAGACGGTTGAGGATCTGCTGCGTCACATCGAAGCGGACATGAGCCGTTTCGAGATTGCAGCCAGCGAGGCGACGAAGTGGGAGTGCGGCGACGGCGAGGGCAGCAGCATTGAACTGCATCGTGTGTTTGTGAGGCTCAAGCCGAAGGGCGGGCCGACGACACGCGAGGTGGTGCAGGCGATGATTGACGCCGCAAAGAAGGACATCCGCAAGCCATTGACCAAATCTGTCAAGGCACCGAAGCGTGACGGTCTGTGGCAGGTGCTCGTCGTTGCAGATACGCACTTCGGCAAATACTGCTGGGACAAAACAACCGGCGGCGGCGACTACGACTTGGACATTGCTGCTCGGCTTGTCGGCGACGCTGCGAGCGAACTGCTGGCAGTCGGCAACGACAACAAGCCAGCCAGACGCACGGTCGCCTTCTTGGGAGACCTGTTCCATTATGATACGCCTGCCGGAACGACAACCGGCGGCACGCCGCTAGAGCGTGACGGACGGCTTCAGAAGATGATCGAAGTCGGCTGCGACACGCTGCTGTCTCTGGTTCAGCAATCCGCCGAGACTGTGCCGACAGACGTTGTGATCGTCAATGGAAACCACGACGAAGTTCTGACGTGGACTTTTCAGCGAATTTTGCAGGAGCGTTTCCGCAATTCTCGAATCACGAAAGTGAAGCCAGATTTCACCGGCAGGCAGTATCTCTCGCACGGTGGCAACCTTCTCGGATTCACGCACGGGCATAAGGCAAAGCCTAAGCTGCCGCAGATCATGGCACTAGAGCAGCCAAAGGCGTGGAGTCAGAGCGTCTACCGCGAGTGGCACACTGGTCATCTGCACCACCAGGCGGCTGCAAACAACAAGCCCATCGACACGCTTGACGGCGTCATCGTCAGGACAGCACCGGCACTGAATCCGCCAGACGACTACCACGCCATCAACGGATGGATCGGAAGCCGTCAATCAATGGAGACGTTTCTGTATCGCCACGGCGGCGGTCTGGCATCCATGCACGTCGCAGGCCCGAGGCTTGACTGATGGAATACGAATTAACTGACGAGTACATCGCCGAAGCCCGCCAGCGAGCGTACAGATTCCAGGGACAGTGGTGCGGCACATCAGGTGCTCTGGCTGCGGACACCGCTCGGCTCCTAATCGAAAGGGAAAAGATGCAAGGATTTATTACAGAACTTGAGGCGACCAACGCACAACTGCGAGCCGCCGTAGAGACTCGCCTATCTGGCGGATGCTGCGACGGCGGCAAGTGCCACGCACCGGCAGACGATGCACCAGATCGGTGGAAGGAAATCACGCAGGCGAGTGCAGAGAAGTACGCAGCAGAGCGAGAGGAAGCGGCGCCGGCTGATTGGATTCTGCAAGGGCAGCGAGAGATGGAAGCCGTGCAGGATGACATCCGCTGGACGGGTGACAGCATCCTCGCGAAGCAGAGCGACGACATCCGGCCCGGCTCGCGGGAGTTCCTCGCCATCCTTGAGGAACTGAAAACCCTGCACCTCGCCAAGACTCTTGACTACGGCGTTGACGAGGACGCACTGAGCAACATCCGCCAGAGTGCCGACGTGGTGAATATGCCAGCGTGGGCGGGCTGCATCCTCAGAATCTCGGACAAGATGCACAGATTGAAGGCGTACTTCCGCCGTGGGAAATGCGAATTCGACGGCATCGAAGACACGCTCAAGGATATTGCGTGCTATTCAGCCATTGCCCTGGTGCTCTACCGAGAGGGGCAGGCAGAGCCGGTCTAGTCTGCGTCCCGTCCCGCCTAGTCTGGCAGCATGGTTGCTGACGCTCCACTCGCTGCCGCTGCGCCTTTCAATGACATCGCGTCGAAGGTGTCTGCGTTCTTGGTGACGGCTCGCGTGTCTGCCAGGGACGGTCTGACGTGGGGCGAGTTCGGGATGCTCGTCGCTGCACTCGTGCGACTGACTGTCGAGACGCTGGACTCAACCAAGACGCTGACGGGCGAAGAGAAGCGAGCCATCGTGCTTGAGGCTGTCGGCGTGCTGTTCGACTCGGTCGCCGTGCTGTGCGTGCCGTATGCGACGTACCCGTTTTGGTACATCGTTCGCCCAGCCGCTCGCTCGCTGGTCGTCGCTATCGCCGCCGGAACCATTGAGACTCTCCTACCGCTACTGAGGAAAAAGTGATTACAGCGTTACTCATCGCGTTCGCTGCCTACGTGCTCGCGGGCAAGCAGATAACCGAGAAGGTGCAGGCGTGGTACGCCACGGCACACATGCCAACCATCGACGGCAAGCACGTCGCCGCCGTGGCGTTGCTCGTGGCTGCGGCGATTGCGTTTGCGCCGAGCCGGCAGGCACCAGCACCAAGCCCGGCACCAGTGCCGCCGGATGCGTTCTCGCTTCGCGGCAAGTTTGTCGGCCCGACTGCCGCAGAAGATTCTTCGATCATGGCAGAACTCTGCGGCTCTCTCGCAGATTGCATCGAGTACGACGGAAAGAACGACCAACGGCTGAAGACGGGCGTCGCGTTTGACGACCTGCGGATTGCCGCCCGCGAGATGCGTTGCAAGGGCGAGAGCATCGGTGCTCGCCAGCCGCAAGTGAGGGATGCCGTCCACAAGTTTTTGGATGACGCCGTGGGCTCGTCTGGCGGTCCTGTGACGCCCGAGAGCCGTGCGGCGTGGGTCTCTGCACTCCGTGACCTGTCGAGGGCTGCTGCCGATGTCACGCGCTGATCGATGGTCACTTTCTGCCGTATCCTTCGTCGTCGTAATGGCGATTCTCGGCGTGCTGGTCGAGCGTGCCACTCGCCGCACGGCTGACGCCATTGACGCACGGTTCGGCTACACGCCCGATCCTGTCGGCACGCGACAGTTTCTCGCCACTCTCGGCGACGAGAAGTTCTTCAGCCAGGCGGGTGCCGAGGCGATGAAGGAAGCCAAAGGCGTCGATACGTTTCTGTATCGCCAACTCAACGCCGCTCATCAAGCACGCTACGGCAAGCCGTTTGTGGTCGGCAGGCAACTCATCGGCGATTGCGTTTCGTGGGGCGCGATGCACGCCGTCGCCATATCGGAAGCCGTCTCGTGGTCTCTCGGAAAACTGCCAGAGCCACCACTGATGCCCGCCAGCGAAGCACTGTATGGCGGTGCTCGCGTGGAAGCGCGTAATAAGCCGGGAGATGGCTTGCAGCCCTACGGCGGGTTTTCAGACGGCGCGACCGGCTTCGGTGCCGCCAAGTTCCTGCGTGAGTTTGGCGTCGTCTATCGGCAGAAGTACCCGACCGCAGACCTGACCGAGTATTCCGGCGAGCGTGCGAAGCAGTATGGGGCGTATGGCTGCGGGGGCCAGGGCGACAATGGCAGGCTCGATGCCGAGGCGAAGAAGCACCCGCTGCGACATGTGGTCGCCGTTCGCTCGTGGGCTGAACTCGCGGCAGCGTTGGAGTCAGGCTACCCGGTGACGTTGGCAAGTTCGCAGGGCTTCACTTCAACGCGCAGCAAGGAGGGCATCTGCGAGGCGTCTGGGACATGGCAACATCAGATGTGTGCCATAGGAATCCGCCACAAGAAGAACGGCGCGCCGGACGACTTGTGCCTCATTTTGAATAGCTGGGGGCCAAACTGGGTCGGTCCAAGAGAGAACAAGTTTCCATCCGATCAGCCTGATGGCTCGTTCTGGGCACGCCGCAGCGTCGTGGAGCGGATGCTCGAAGACGCATGGGCTATCGGTGATACGGACGGTTTCAAGTACCGAGACCTTGACCACGGCGGATGGCTCGCACCTGCGCCGCCTGAGAAGCAGGCACGCACGGTATCGCCTGCTCGACTCATCGCAGACACGTTTCACCTCGCACAGTAGGAGTGCCTATGTCGTTGCTCTTGTGGCTCGCGTTCGGTGCCGTCGCTGGTGGCATTGCCAAGTGGGTGATGCCGGGACGCTGCCCTGACGGCTGGGTGCCGACCATCGGACTCGGCGTCATCGGCTCTCTCGCAGGCGGTCTGCCATTCGGCGACGCTCCAGCGGGTCTCATCGGCAGCGTCATCGGTGCTTGCGTCGTGATGTTCTTGTACTCGTTGTGGAGCGTGGACCGATGACCAAGAGAGAACTACAGACAGCCGTCGTCGTCGCCCTGGTCGCCGTGATGCTTACGTGGTGGGCCGCCACGAGCGACTACAGCCCCGTAAAGCCAGAGCCGAGCCGCCCTGTCCTGCGACTGATTCAGCGGCTCGCCCGCCTTGGACTCTGGACGATGATGTTTGTCGAGCCAGCGCCGCCAGAGCAGGCGTACGTCGTGCATGCTCGCGTCGATGCCGATGGGCACCGCGTCCTCAACCACGGGCAAGGATGGTGAGACGCATGTGGCAATACATCCTCTCGGTACTTGCCGCTCTCTCGGCTGATCCTGCACAGATCGACCAGGAGGCTCCTAGAGCCTCGGCGGCGGTCTCAGTGGCCTATGCCGCCACGGCACCGGACAAGGCTCCAGAACCGAAGCCAGAGCCTAAACCGGGCTGCTGC